CATCATCGCCCCGATCGGATATGCGGCCCCGTAGGGCACGACGGCGGATAAACGAAAGGCCGCCACGAATAATCGTGACGGCCTCGCCCGCAGTAGCGGGGACAGGATTTGAACCTGTGACCTCTGGGGCTACGCCCCGGCCCATGGTCCAAATCCATGCCGGCCTGAGCCGATTATCATTAATCCTAGCGGCGTAAGGCACGATGGTGTGCCATGAACGCTAAAAAGTTGCAGCCGCCACCTGAGTGGCGAGTGAGCGTAGAGGACTGGGTGAAGTCCCTGATTGCTAGTGGGTACAGCGAAGACACGGTGCGGTGCCGGCGCTACAAGCTCACGCACGCGGCCATAGGTTTGGGCAGCTCGCCCGTTGACGTCACCACCGGCGATCTGGTGTCTTGGATGGCCGGCCAGCATTGGAAGCCGGAAACGCTGAAGGCGTACAGGAACACGCTAACGTCGTTTTTCTGCCGTTTGCAGCGAACCGGCGCAAGACCGGACAATCCGGCAGCCGATTTGCCTAAGGTCAAGCGTCCGAAGGCGCACCCGCGCCCATGCCCCGACAAGCATATTCTTGCGGCGCTGGCGAAGGCGAACGAAACCGAAACGCTGATGCTGAGGCTTGCGGCCGAGTGTGGTTTACGGCGCGGTGAGATAGCGGGCGTGAACTCGCGGGATGTCATGGACGATCTGCTGGGCAAGTCGCTGATAGTGCGCGGCAAGGGCGATAAACAGCGCATAGTACCGTTGCCCGACGATCTGGCCGAAGCCATAGAGTCGTGCGGCGGTTGGCTGTTCCCAGGCCGGTGGCAAGGCCATGTCGAGGAAAGCTACGTGGGCAAGCATATAAGCCGTCTGCTGCCAGAAGGGTACGGCGCGCACAGCCTCCGCCACCGGTACGCCACGGCGACATACGCGGCCACGCATGACTTGTATCTGGTGGCAAGGCTGCTGGGCCATGCGTCGGTCGAGACGACGCAAATCTACGTTGCCATGCCCGACGCGAGGTTGCGTGCGGGCATGGCCGCCGTGATGCTCGGTGCCTAGACCTGTTTGCCAGACATGCGGATTGGATTGTAGGCCACGCCCATGCCGGCCGCGATCAGGCCGCCAACGGTGGTGATGTAGTCACCCACTGCCGGGTCACCGAACTTGGTGAAGCCGAAACCGACGGCCACGGCCACAAGTCCGAGTACATAGACGATGGTTCGCACGGTGTCGTTGAACACCGGCTTGTAGCCGGTGTCGGCGGCGTGCTGGGGTTCGTTGCTGGTCATGGGTTACTCTTCCTTCTTGCTGGTGGCGGTTACGGTGATGTCCAAGGCGTCCAGTTTGGCTTTAACGGCCTTTTCCACGGTGGCCGCGATGTCGGCCGGGTTGGCTCCAAGCGCCTTGCTTAGCGCCTCGATTGCGGCGGCTTGGGCGGTGACGGTGGCGCTCATTTCGCGCACGCGCTTGTCGATGTAGCATACGCGCGTGTAGATGTCGCCTTTGCTGCCGTCCTTGGTGCCGCCGTCGTCGGTGCGGCTCAGCAGCGCATATAGGCGCGCGGTGTCCTTGTGCATCCAGCTCAGGCGCACCCAAGCGGGTTGATTGTCCTTGCCGGGGGTGCCCTCGGCGCCGATTCCGTAGTTCCAGACGTCGCTTGCGTTTGTCATGTCGTTGCCTCCCAATATCTCGTTGGCTTTGTTGATTACATAGTTGACGTCGAGGCCGTTCACGGCCTTGTCTGGGCACCCGTAGTGGTCGGTGCCGGGTATCTCCCGGTGCAGCCACACGTTGCCGTTGCGCCCGTCGTGCCACAGGCGGCCCCAGCCTTGGCGGCGCGCGATCTCGGCGCACAGGCGGGCCGAAGCGTCCATGCACGCGCGCGTGCAAGGCACGCCGGCCATGCCGCCTTCGTGTTCGATGCTCACGGTGCTGTTGTTGCTCGCGTAGTTCGCGTCGCTCCAACTGCCGTCGCTCTCGCTCACGTACTGGTGAATCTCGCCGTGGCCGCCGATGCCGTAGTGGGCCGAAGCGCCTCCGGCGCGTTGGAAAACGCTGTCGGTGCCGGTCAGATAGCCGACCATGATGTGCAAGGTGATGTGGCTTATGGCGTAGCCGTTGCGCCCGTTGTAGTGGTTCGGGCTGCCCACCCATTTGATGTCGCTCACACTCTTGTCTCCTTTCGATTGATGGTTGGTTAGTCGTGGTCGAACAGGTCGTCCGGCGGTTCCGGCGGCGGCGGGCCTAGGCCCTTGTAGATGTGGTCAACCAGCGCGCGGTTCCATTGCCACAGGCGTTGGTTGTCGGCTTGCATCTCCTGCGCCAACCTGTACGCTTCAAGTCTGTTTTTGGTCGCGCTGAACAACTGGGACACGACGGCCCCGCCGATGGTGCCGCCCATGCCAACCAGAGCGATAATCACGCCCTCGCTCATATGATCGAGTTCTTTCGAGTGCCCAACACCTGGGTGATGACGATCAGGTCTGCCAATCGGCCGTTATTGCTGCCGCACACGTTCGCTTCGCCGGTCTGGTAGGCGTTGCCGTGGGCGGCGTAGGTGTTGATGGTCTTGCCGGTGATTTTGTAGCACCTATTCTTAAGGTAGAAATCCGTGGCGGAGGCAAAGAATGACGTTGTGAGGCTGATTATCTTTCCGTCTGGCTTTACCACGTCCATGCTGCCGAACACGTTATCGTTGCTTCGGAAACAGATCGTCAGGCGCTCGAAGTTCGCGGCGCTTTCGGACAGGGCGATTGCGCCGGCGAATGGCGTGTTGTCGTTGTTGTACAGCACCACGGTGTTGCCCCTGATGGCGTCCAACTGCCTTTCGAGCGCTGCCACTCTGGCGGTGAGCGTGTTGGGATCGGTGCCGTCGTAGTCGAAACCGGCCAACGCCTCGTCGATGCCTTCGGCCTGTTGCCTGATGATGTCCGGCAGTTCGCGCACTTGGTCGCCGTCACTGGGATAGGGAAGACGGTAACGCTTCGTCGTCTCCATAGTGTGTTCCTTCCTTGCTGATTGCCATTGCCTTGCTTGCGGCCGCCGCCGGGGCCGTACCGGTCTTGGTGACGTGCCGAAGCGCGCCCAGAATCCAGTCGGCTTCTTTGAACGTGGCCGTCGATGTGAGTTTCTTCATGTCGGCGCACGTCGGTTTGCCGGTTTTCAGGTTGCGTGCGGGCCAGACATGCACGCGGTGCGTCCACCGGCTCTTTTTTCCGGTCACGTCGTATGTGAGAGTGCCGCCTATCGCGCACCATGCGCCGGTGGTGGCCGGCGCGGTGGCGTCGAACCGGCTTCCGGGGAACAAATACACGTCGGGCCGGCAGTATAGGTGGCGTTGCTCCATCTTGTCGCCCCGGAACGTGAGTTCTGGCAAGCGCACGCGGTTGTTGTTCTCGGCTATCGCGTTCACAGCGCGGGACATGTCGATGCTTGCGGCGCTGCTGGCCGGATTGGTGGGGTATTCCGTCCAGTCGGCCTCGATGCTCAGACAGGTTTCGCCGTTGCGGGTCTGCGTGGATATCTGGGCCACTCGGCTGCCATCGTAATTGAACTCATACATGGTGGCGGCCTGTGCCTGTTCGGCAGCGGTCGCGCCGGGGTTCGTCAGACCACGGTGCGCGTATTTCATTTCGACTTGCGTGTAGTAGTCGGCGGCGCTTTCCAACGTTGGGTCGGCGTCGATGATGATGCGGGACGCTGCCGGGGTGCGGTAGTCGTCGTTAAGGTTGGTGCCGTAGTCGCCAAGCACGATGGTGGGGCCGGTGAGAATAATATCGGTGTCCCAATAGGCTCGCATGTCCCGGAATTGGGGCACTTGGTCGGCGCGCGCATCCTGATAGGCCATGAAAAACAGGCGGTCTACCTCGAAGTTGTATTTGCCGTCGATCTGGCGCGTTACCTTGCGTTCGCAGAAGTCCATGAAACTGTGCCGTTCGCTGGCCTTCGGCGGCGTCGAAAACGTGCTGTAGGTGAAGTCGTTGGCGGGGATGCCGTCGAAGTTCAGCCATCGTTTCAGCGTGTCGTGCATGCTGCCCTGTAGCCACCATTGGTAGCCGCGCGCGGCCTGTGCGTCGGTGCCGTCGTTAGGCCCCTTGCGGCAGTCGGTGCGAAGGATGTAGATACGGTCTGAGGCGGTGAGCTTGATACGATTGCGGCCGCCGTCGTGGTCGAGCATCTGCACGTCGGTCACGTATCCGTCGAACAGGGCGAAGCACAAGGGGCTTTCGTTGTATGTGCCCTGTAGCTCCCACGCCGGACGGACGGTGAGCCGGTGGCCCATAAGCCCGTTCGCGCTCTTGGAATAACGGCCGGCCTGATCTATCAAGGTGATGTTCAGCACGGCCGGGTTGGTTTCGTCCCACGGGTTATCAACGCCCCACTCGATTGCGAACGGAGACAAGGGCACCAGATCGTCGCTGCCGTCCTGTGCCTCGGGCAGTTGGCGAAGGTCAAGGAAGATGTGGCAGCCCTCCGGCAGCGGGTTGCCCCATTTGCTCACGGCGCTCATAACGCCAACTCCCTTCCTCGCACCTTGGCCCAACGGTCAAGGCTCGCCACGATCTCGCCGGCCACCTTGTCGTTGTCAAGGTTGCCGTGCGCGTCCACGCTTATGTTCACGGTCACGTTGGCCGGCCGCGTCGCTCCGGCCACGCCGGCCGGTGCCGTGGTGGCGAACAGGCTGGGTGCCGAAGCGCGTGCGCGTAACGGCGTTGCCGTGGCTGTGGCCGTCGGGTCGATGGTGCGCGAAGCCGAGTAGACGCGCATGGGCTGGGCCATATAGGACGCGGAAGCCGAAGCGACGGACTTCTTCGCGCCGAAAAGGCCGGACACCCACCCGCTTACCTTGTTCCATGCGCCGCCAATCCAGTCGAACACGCCGCGCACCTTGTCGGCCAGCCACTCGAACTTGCTTGCTATCCAATTGATAGGCCCGGCGAAGGCGTTCTTGATGCCCTCGCCTATGCCACTGAAAAACGAACCGATTGAAGACCATGCCGACTTGAGCCACGAACACAGGGCGTCCCATTTCTCGTGTATCCAGTCGGCGGCAATGCCGGCGGCTTTCTTCACGTTGTCCCAGTTCGCCGCCAGCACGGCGATAGCGGCCACGATGGCCAGAATCACGGCCACCACCGGCAGAAACGCCAGGTTGACGGCGCCTTGTGCTGCGGCAACGATGGCGGCCACGACGCTGTACGCGGTCATGGCGGCGTTAAGCGTGACTATGACGGCGGCCACGGCCGCGATCACGCCCACCAGCGGGCCAAGCCACGACGTGTTCGCCTGTATCCATGTGGCGACGCTGGCGAGTTTCTCGGCCATCTGGGTGAGGAACGGCAACAGGGCTTCGCCCAACTGTGCCTTGGCGTTCTCGAAGGCGGCGTTCATGCGCTGTTGCTGGCCTTGCGCGGTGTCTGCCTCGCGCGCGAAGTTGCCCACGGCCTTGCCGCTCTGGGCGGTGATGGCGGCAAGCGTGGCTTGCATTTTGGCGTTGCGGTCGCCCGACTTGTACAGGTCGCCCAATCCCATGGAAGCGGCCTGGGCCTGTAGTGTGGCGTCGTTCAGGCTGATGCCGTACTTCTCTATGGGGTCCATTTCGCCCTTGAGCGCCGATGACAGCGCGTCCACGGCGTCGGCCGTGGTGCCGCCGAACATGCTGGACAGATCAGCGCCCAAGCCGATCAGTTCGTTTGTCTTGCTTGCCGACTGTTCCGCGGACATGCCGAAGTTCTGTAGCTGGCTGCCCACCAGCGTGGCGAACTGATTGTATTCGTTCTGGCTTAGGCCCACGCTCTTGGCCGCGTTCTTGCTCCATGCCAGCATCTGTTTGCTGGAGTCGCCGAACACGGTTTCGACGCCGCCAACCGACTGTTGCAAGTCGCCGGCGGCCTTGGCACAGGTCGCGGCGCCCGCGCCGATGGCGGCCAAAGCGGCGCTTGCCGCCACGCTGGCCTTGCCCACTTTGTCCTTGAAGGACATGCTTGCGCGCTGGGCCTTGTCCATAGCGGCCACGGCGCTGGTGGCGTCACCGATAATGCGAATGGCAAGAATCACGCTTTTCATCGTCTCGCCTCCTTTGCCTCTTGCTCGGCCTGTTCGGCGTCCTCGCGTTCCTTTTCCAACAGTTCCAAACAGGTGCCCCAGTCCTCCGGGCTAGGCCCGCTCTCGCGACGCCACGCCCACGGGGTGCCGCCGAAGCGGGCGGCAAGCACGCATGAATAGGCGTTCAGGCCGTCGGCGTCCCAGCGGGGAAAGGGCCGAAAGTCTCTTCCTCGCCGTCGCTCGCGTTGGCGGCCACCGGGGTGTCGAACATGTCCACAGCGTCGTCGGTGTCGTTGGCCATGTCCTCGATGCTCACGACGGTTGCCAGCCACCGGTCGAACGGCAGATCGGTAAGTGAGGTCTGGCGGCAGCGCATATAGGCGCTATAGGCGTTGAACTTGACGGCGGCCTCCATGAGGCTGCCCCAGCCGTGGGCCTTGCCGTAGGTTTCTGCGGCGGTGCGTTGGAACATGGTCACCATGATTTCGTCGGTGTGACCGTCGGTGTAGCGAACGCGGGTGTTCGCCGGTGTGGTGGTGTCGCTCATTTGCTTAAATCTCCTGTGGTTATGCGGTTTATGATCTTTTCGACGGCCTGAGAGTAAAGGGCCGTCCATTCCGGTTCGGTGTCCTTCGCGGCCTTGTTGGCGAAATAGGTCGCCTTGATGTTGTGGCCGGGCCAGCCGTAGTTAATGACGCCGGCATATGGCACCTTGCCTTTGTTGCCGGCGCGCACCACGCCGGCTTTCTGGGTGGCTCCGGCGCGCACGGTGCGCGACAGTCTGCCGGATGCGTGCGGGGCCGTTTTCTTGGCCTCGCCGGCGACTATTGAAGCGGCCTCGCGGTTCACGGCCTTGAGGTCTTTCAGATCGTCGCCGGCTTTCTTCAGGCTTCGCGCCAGCCGGCCCGCGCCCTTCAGTTGCAAGGAGCCGTTGCCGCCGGCCGCAATCGTCCCGGCCAAACGTCACATCCCGGACGGCGTGTAGGTGCTGGGCGTCACGTCCGTTGCGGCAAAGCTGAAGTCGTTGGCGTTCTTGCTCTTCACGTCGCCGCCGATCTGGATGCTGGCAATCGTCACCTTGCCCTTCCATTGGACGGTGCCCGACGTGTTCGGAATGAACGTGAACGGCAGTTCTTCGCCGCTGTGCTGGTTACACCAGACCTGAAGGCCGTCCATGCTGAAGTCTTCCTTGACGCTGCCGGTCAGCGTCCAAGACTCGGTCTGGCTGCCGCCCTCGCTGTGCCCGTCAAGGAAGTTGTCAGGGTCTTCGGTGTCGGTGCTCGGCGCCAACGCTGTGTTGGTCACGTCCGCGCTAAAGTCATGTTCGCTGCCGCTGCCTCCGATCTTCAACGAGCCGGGGCCAAGTGTGCGTACCTTCGCCATGATTGTTTCCTTTCGGTTAGTCTTCGGTTAGTTCCAAGGGGTTAAGGGTCAGTTCGTAGGCCGCGAGGTTGCCCACGCCGGCCAGCGAATAGGTGACAGGCTTCGCGCTTCGCATGTTCACCTTGCGCGCCCAGAGTCTTTCGACAACGGGTGTGATGATGTCCAACGCTTGCACCTGTGTGGCGGTGGTGCCGGCGATCACGTTCACAGTCCAGATGCGCTCTTGGAACTGGTAGCCCTCGAACGTGATCGTCGGCGGGTCGATCAGCATAACGGCCTTGCCGGGCAATGGCCGGGCCTCTTGAGCGTCGATGGTCACGGCGGCCACGAGGTCTCCGGCGGCGTCGGTGAGCAAGTCCATAAGGGCTTCGCGCTCCTCGCGCACGCTCACGGTCATGCGATCACCAGCCCGCCCGTGGGCACGCCCACCGCGTTCAGTTTCGGCCAGACCGATCTGAGCGGGTCGGTGCTGATGCGGTATGGTTCCACCGTGCCGTCGCCCACGTCCATCACGCCCAATCGGGCGTCGCGGGCGTTGTACAGGTCGGCGGCACATGACGTGATGCAGTCGGCGCGCACGGTGTCATCCACCGTGTGCCCGTCTATCGCGCCGGCGACGTAGCTGATGGCGCTGGTGATGGCGCGTTGCACTCGGTCGGCGTCGCCGGCCGGGACTCCGATTTCGTCACGCACCGACGCTTCGTATTTTTTCCAGTCCATCAAGGCTGTGACTCCTTTCATGATGGTTGCTATGGATGGTGCAGAGTGCGAGGGAGGTTAGTCGATTTTGTACAGGCGGGGAGTGAACGTCTTATCGACCTCGCCCGTGGTGTTGACGAAAATGTTGCATTGGAGAGTGCCGGTCTTCAAGGGTTTCGGCCCATAGTTACGAGGTCCGAACACAGTTGCTCCTTCGCTCCCGTCGTCGTGGGAGATATTGGCTTGTATGCCCATCAGCCATGAATCGTTGCCCAGCGGCCAGTCCGTGGCGTCCATCGTGTACGTTCCCGCATCCACATGGACGGAACATGTCAGGATATCCCACGAGTCAACCTTTTGTGTGGTGGAGCCTTTGAACCGGTACGTGCCCGGCGATGGTTCCGTGACCATAACACCCGGGTCGGTGCCTAATGTTTTAGGCAGTCCGGTGACACGCGGATACAGGTTCGCTAATTCATAGCCCCCCCCCTAAGGCTCGTGTTGTCGGGTCGCATCCAATCGTGCGCGGTAGTACCGGATTCCAACTGGATTCTGAGGTCGCCGTCCTTCGCGGTGGGCGTGGCCTCGGTGGAGATGACGTTGAGGAACAGGCTGACGGTGCCGGCAGGGATTGCCATGACACTGTTACCCAAGTTCATTTGGTCTCCCAGTTGCTGCCCATTGGCGTTGAGGCACTTGATGTTGAAGCTCAAACCGGCGATACTAGTGCCGCTGAGTTTCACGGTGCCCTGTACCGGGCATGGGAACGTCCACGACAGGCCACTCCATTGACCGGTGGCGGTGCCGGTGACGTGCAGCGAACCGTCAGTGTTGACGGTGGCGGTCAACCCGTTGCCCTCGGCGGGACCGTAGGACAGCAGGTTACGCGACAATACGGTAATCGGCACGGTTTTCGTAATCTTGCCGGCGGTCAGTTTCAGACTTGTGGACCCCGGTTTGATACCGGTTATTGATAGTGCGCCCATATTGGGGCCTCCTTTTATGGTGAAGGCCCCAATATCGGGGCCTTAGTTGAGTTTCCTGAGAATTGGGGTGATGGTTGCGTCCACGGTCTTGCCGGGCGAGACACTGACGAGCATCCGGTAGTCGCCCGCCGGGAGCGTCGCCTTGACCGTGCCATGCGAGAACAGGTCGATCCTGCCGTCCGTGGATTTGAGCTCGCAGAACGGGCCGACACCGTCGGCGAGCGTGTGTTCGAGCGTGTACTCGCCGGCCGGCAGGTCCTGGGTGACGAGGATGGTCGCCCAGTCGGTCGCTGTGCCCTTCGCGTGTACCATGCCGTCGCCGGCCGCGGTGAACGTGATTCCGTTGCGCGTGGCGGGCAGGGTGGGCAGCACCCATTTGTTTTCCCATACACTGACCGGGATGGTCTTTACGATGCTGCCTGCGGTGATGGTGATGGAGGTGTCGCCCTCCTTGAGGGCGCGGACACTAGCCCCCCCTAAACGTTGTTGTTGTTGGCATGATATTGCCCCTTACTGTTGTCTGACTGATGCGAGACTCACATCCTTGATGGATGCCGTATACTCCTGCGATGCCGCATCGGGCAGGATCGTCACCTTGAGGTTCTTGCTCTCGCCGACGCGCAGGGTGATGTTGTCGATGGGTTTGCCGGAATCGTCCGTGACCTTGATGGACTCGGGCGCGTAGGCCGCGCTGATGGACACGGCGGCGGAAGTGAAACCGTTGACCGTGGCCGTCACCAATATGGTTCCGCCATGCCGCCACGTGAGCGTGTTGCCCGAAACCGTGGCGGTGGAAGTGTCCCTGCTCGCGAACGTCACGTCATTGGTGGTCAGCAGGTCGCCAACATGACCGTCCGCATACGTGGCCTTCGCCCCCAGTTTCAAAGTGCCGGACACGGCCAGCGACTTGGGCAGCGGCTTGCCCTTATCATCCGTGATCTCGATGGAGACGACCGTGTCCTTGTCCAGCGGCCATACGAGTTTGCCGTTGAATAGGGCGTTGTACGTGTGGCCGTTCAATAATGGTTTGCCGACACGTTTGCCGGCGTAAAAGGCTGGCATGATCAGGCCCCCTTCACAGTGGCCTTGGCTGCGGGCTCCTCCGACACGGTTCCGGTCGGCGTTTCCCCGGTGGAGTCCTTGCCGGTTTCCTCCGTGGTGCCTTCGGTGGTGCCGGCGGAAGGCAGTTCGGCGGAAGCGCTCTCGGCCTTGTCCTTGACCGCCCGCACCGTCGAATCGATGGCGGCGATGGCCGTCTCGCCCTTCGCCGCGACCATGGAAGCGGTGTCGGCCACGGTCTGCGAATCGTTGGCGACGGAAGCCGCCGCCATACTGGCGTTCGACGCGAGACTGCTCAGGTCGGACTGGGTGGCGGTCGCGGAATCCGCGGAGGACCGGGCGCTCAGCATGGCGCTCTTCGCCAGCATGGCGTTCGTTTGAGCTTCGGCCGTGATGGACTCCAGCGTGCTCAAGGCCGCAGCGGCCTTCGCGGTCGTGGCGGTTTCGTCGAAGAACACCAGCTCGTCCGGGTATTGTGCGGAAAGCGTCTCCGCCTCCGACTGGGTGGAAGCGTGGCGAACCTTCAACAGTTGGGAGCCGGCCATATCCTTCGGGACGAACGTGCCGGCGTCCACTTCCACGAGGTCCGCGTATGCGACCACGTGGGTGGAGTTCGGCACCTCGACGTAGCGCGTGTACGCCTGCGGCGTGTCCGCCAACTCGATGACCTGCCAAACAAACGCGCTAGTCGTGGGCAGCAGGTCAACCGTCAGCTCACCCGTTTCGGACAGATTCGCGTCGAACGAGGCCGCGATAATAAGATTCTTCGCCGCGTCGAAGTGACGACGCACCGGGCGGAACCGCAGCGTACCGGTCACAGGGTCCAAGCCGCCCGTCTTCGGCTTCCTGATGGAAATATGGATTTGGGTCATTACTGTTCCTCCTTATTGGATTCGATGATTGTTTCGGGGGCTACGTCCGGGCGAAGCTCGTCCGGCAGCGAGGGCTTGGGATGACGTTTCAAATTGTTGACCATGTTTCCCTTTTCTCTGGGATGGATATTGTTTGTGGCCCACGGTCGTGGGTCAGGACTGTCGTGGCGCTATCGGCGCGGATTGGATGTCATTGTTGAGCGATGTCCCGTGGCCGTTGCCGCCCAGGCTGTGATAGCTGTCGTAGAGGCGTTGGGAGCGTGATTTGAGGTCCTCGTCCGCCACTCCGTCGTGCTCGATGACCATTTCGCGGCGCAGGTCCTCCAACTGGCACAGCAGGAGCTCGCGCAGCCCGTTGACCATGGCTTTGCCCCACCGCCACATCAGGCCCAAAACCGTGGCCACGCCGCCACAGATAAAAGGCACGAGCCAATCGACGACGTGAGTGAGCAAAGACATGGAAAAGCTCCTTTACGGTGGGTAAAACCCACACGTTCGTCCCCGTTGGATAGGCCAACGGGCGTGTGGGTTTTGGAGGTTGAAAATGCTGTTACAAGAGTTTTGGACCAACCGGTTTTGGCCGCATTGCACGCGGAACCTGCGTGAGAGCACGTGTGTCGGCTATGAGTCGGCGTGGCGGTTGCACGTGGCCCCGAGGTTCGGCGCAATGCAGATGGAATCGATAAGCGTTGAATTGGTGGACAAGTGGCTCGCCGGTTTCGCCAGTTCGGGCGCGGCACGCAAGGCATGGGCCGTATTGCGCGCGATACTCAGGCGGGCTATCCGCTGGAACCTGTTGGACGTGGACATCACGAGACGTGACATCCAACTGCCGGCCAAACCTCATTACGAGCCGCGAATATTGACCATCCGTCAGCAGCGCACGCTGTTGCGGGGCTTTTACGGTCATCTGCTTGAGGCGTGGCTTATCTGTGCCGTCTCATGCGGGCTCCGCACCGAAGAAGGGTACGGGCTCGAATGGGGCGACCTCGACCTGCGGCGCGGCGTCCTGCACGTGGAGCGCGGCCTGCAATGGGTCGCCGGGCATGAGGCCGTCGTGCCGCCGAAAACCGAACTGTCCCGCCGCACGCTCCCGTTGCCGCGCTTCGCGGTCAAACGATTGCGCGAAATCAAACCACGCGAAGGGGGCCGACTCATCGGCACCCTCACCCCGCCGCAAGCCGCACGCCAATACAAGGCCTACTGCAAGCGGCATGATCTGCCGCATGTGCCCGCACGCAACCTGCGCCACTCATGGGCGACGAACACTCTGGCGGCGGGAGCGGATATCGCCATCGTGTCGAAAATGCTCGGCCACAGCGATATCAAAACCACCGCGAAGTACTACCTCAAACCGGATATCACGGCTTTGCGAGACGCGCAACGCCTCTGGGAACGAGCCCTAATAGCCTGAACGGGATTCCCTAACCCAAATGCCGTATATTCTGTGCGGAGGCCATACCGTCACCACGAATGATGACGGCACATTCTACATCAACGTCCAATCCCCAAACGGGAAGAAAGCCGATTACGCGGCCTACACGATTGGGCCGTTCGGCACTGGTTTCGACCAGGCCGGCGAGTACACCGCACAACGTTGGGATACCAGCGACGTAAACCAGATACGCTTCCGCCTGTGGAACACCAAAGACAACCGCTGGTGCGGGAGGGTCGCGATATTCGGAAGCTGGATCGCAATCTGGAACAGGCAATAGTTTTCCCTAACCCAGCGTTCTACGACGTGGCGAGTACCTTACAGCAGCGACAGCATTTTGCTTACGCGCATCGGTGATATCTGCTTCGCGGGCGGCAACGTGAAATTCAACAGTAGCGGGCAGAACAATTACACGAAGGCTCAGGAGAAGCTCCCCGAAGGGTATCGACCCGTCATCGTCAATACGCCCGTGGCCGTTTTCGGTGGTGAAACGACATTCATCTGTTACGGCGAGGCCAATGGCACCGTCACGATGCTTGGCAATCCGAACAGCGCGTACGCGGGATGCACCGGCGTATGGAGGACCGCCGACCCGATGCCCGCCGCATAGCTTCGGGACACTGGCTCAGGCGGTTGCGCTGTCTTGCAGTGACCCCACGGGTCATAGCGCGTATGAGACGGTCATGCCGAACGCGTTCGTGCCCTGCGTGCCGCCCTGATTGGCGTAGGTCATGGTTCCGTTCGCGTTTACGTTGATGGTCTTCTGGTTGGCCCCGTCGCGTCCGCCGTAGGAGAAGTTCAAGTCCATCGGGGGACGCCAGCTTTCGGGCAGAGTGCCGAACGTGCCGCTGTTCCAGGAGCCGGACGCCGACGACTTCCAGTCGATGCGCAACGTGACGAGCGAGCCGCGACGGTAGCCTTTGACGGTACCGTAAGTGGAGTTAATCAGCGTCAGCACTCCGGTCTGGGTTAGGGAAAGCTACGCGGTAATCCAACAGCCGGATATACCGACGAATCGGCCGGCATATCCGGTGCCGTTCAACACCATTTTCCCCTCCGGCATGCCGTAAAGGTAGAAACTGGTCGCGCCGCCGTTGTCGGTGCCGCGCATGACCGCGCGGGAATCGCCGGACGGTCTGAAACCCTCCGGGATTGTCTCGTTGACGGATGTGTTGCTGACCTGAGTGAAATTGCTTGTCAGCGTGATATACGCGTAGGCGGTGACGATGCGGCCGACGCGAACCAGAGTGATATACCTGTCGGAGTACGGCATCTTGACTTGGCCTGTGACAGGGGTTAGGGAATCCCACACATCCTCCAAGGGCTGCATAACATTGACCAGCGTGTCAATCGATGTGATGGTGATGCCGTCGAGGTTGACGCGGCAGAGTGGCAGGTCGGAGACGATGGCCCCGCCGATGATGCTGCCGGTCTCGATGCCTGGATCCGCGGGCGTGGCCGCGCTGGGCTTGCCCTTGATGGCTTCGAGGGTGACCGTCTCCACGCCGGTGCCTGAGTTCAACGCGTACCGGGCCACGATGAGATCGCGTCGTTTTTGCCCTTGCGAGCCGGATTGGATGTTCACGTCGGTCGGTGCGGCGATGTAGATCTGCCGGCCCTCGACCACGAGGTCCCATGCTGGGATGGTGATGTTGTTCGCATCCTTCGCCGTCGGTTTCATCGTCCAATTCCGGGTTTTCAAAATGTATCCGCCTCGACCGAGCATGGCGGCGTGCATGAGCGCGTCATGCTTCGATTCCACGTGCGGGTCGTCGCCGCCGTGCGAGCCGGTTACAAGCAGATTTGTTGCCATGATCACTTACCTTCCGCGTTGAGGGACTTGTTGAGCCAGAGGTCATAATCCTTGTCCTGATTTTCGGCCAACTGTAGGTACTGCTGGTAGTCGGATTCGCAAAAAAGGATTTTCCTCTGGTTGCCGTTGCGGTCGACGCGCGTGACCTCGTGCCAGTTGGGGCTGGCCGTCGCGTTGGGCAACACGTATTCCTTGTTGACGCACGAAGGCCGATCACAGGAGTAGAGGGTGATGTTGGGCTGTTTCGGCATGATGCTCCTTTAGTCTTGTTCATCGGGCCAACTGTATTGGCCGGCTTCGTATCGGATGGTTGGTGTGCCGTTGGCGAGTTTGACGGTGATGCGCACGATGGGGCTGTCCACGCTGACGCCGGTCAGCGCATCGTAGGCGCGCACATGGTCGTCGATATGCAGGCCAAGGTTCTCGGGGATCGTCAAATCGACGGTGCCCTGTTTCCACATGTCCTTGAGCTTGTCCCTGGTCTGGTCGGACAATTCGGCGCCTTCGGAGGATGTGAGCTCGTAGATCTGAGCTATCTCACGGTCGCCGGTCAGAGTCTGGGTCTGGGAGATGTTGCCGGACGCATCCGCATACCAGTCGCTGCGCGCCCTGTTGCGCAGCTGGCCTTTGCCCAGGCCCGTGAGGTGGTTGACTTGGGTCCAGATGCGTTGCGCCTCGAAACTGATGCGCTGGTCGCTGTCCGCGTCGCCGTACGTGTCGGCGGCGACCGCGCGAATCCGGCAGCGTCCAGCGGTGTAGGTCAGGTCGAGTCTGGCTCCCTGCGCGGTGAGCATCATGCGCAACCCGTCCCACGCGGTAATGTACCGGCGGAACGAATAGTTGCTGATGTTGATGCCGCTCGCTTCCGATGGCACGTCGAACACCGTGGACAGTCCGATCCGGCTGATTACCGTACGGATGATGCTGTTGGCGTCGCCGGAGACCGTGAGCCGGTCGGCGCCGGAGTCGGGTTGGAGGATCTTGCCCGCAAGCAAACCGTGCCATGTGCGGCCGGTGAGCGTATACAGGGCATGCCCGTCATCCACAGTGATACGCACCGCGTCGACGCGGCCTCCGAACTCGGTGCCTTCCGCCCCGATGTAGCAGCCGTCGGAGAGCAGCAGTCCGGGGGTGGAGTGAGTGAGTTCGAAATCATTCTGCTCGTCGCCGTACTGCAGGTCGAGTGCGGGGGAGACGAGTTCGCCCTGCGGCACGTGAGCGGTATTGGTCCAGATCAGGTCCATGGCAGTCCCGTCTGCTCCAACCAGTACTCCACGTCGAAGCCGAACGATTCATCCCATGAGACCTGCTGCAGTCCCGGCGGGAGGGTGGCGAACGCGTATTCGTTGGAGGCCTGGTCGCGATGCGTTTTGTCGAACACGTTGGTGATGTCGCCGTTGGCGGCGACCATCACGGCCGTGCGTGGTGAGCCGGTGCCGTCGATGATGAGGTAGCCGCCGGATGGGACGCTCACGTCGGCTATCACCTTGTTGCCGCCGATGATGATGCTCGGCGTAGAGACCGGCCCGTAAATGGTGAGCCTCATCCGCGAGGGCAGGGCGGATTGGTTGTCGATGCTGCTGACGTTGCGGGTCGGCGCGTAATCGTAGCGATAGTCGTAGGGATAGTCCTTGCCTCTGTTGTAGCGGGCCGTCGACCGGCTGAAGCTCTGCCTGACCGGTTTGTGCCACACCCCGTCAAGCAAGGCGACCGTGAAATCGCCGCGCACGAGCAGGGGTGACGTGTAGTCAGGTTCGTGGCCGACCACGAGGCAGGTCTGTGACCATCCGTCCACCGTGATGACGCCGGGTTTCGCGGCATCGTTGAGGTAGGCGTACATGTCCGCGTCGAACAGTTCCTCGGCCTTTTCGAGCGCCGGGATACCGTAGACGAGCCCGGTGACCTTGACGGTCTTCGCGGGCCGCGTGGCCTGCAATGACCGGTAGCCGAGCTCGAACTCCCACGTGCGGGTGCGTAGCTCCAGGATCTGTCCGCACATGATTCCCTCCGGGTCGGCGAGATCAATCACGGTTCCGGCGCGGTTTGACGTGTAGGTGAGCGTGTGCATCATGTGCGCAAAACCTCCTTGGTGAGCCGCTGTAAGTCGCGTTTGCCGAGTTGCGGGGCATACGCGCTGATGATTGGGCCGATCTGCTCGCGGAAGGAACGTATCTCCTCGATGACGCCGCTCACGTCGATATCCCGGCCGGAGAACGATTCCTTGGGTATCTGCCGGCGGTTCATGGCCGCGTATGTGTCGGCGCCATAATATGCGACGGATTTCACATTGGACACGAATTCGCCGCTCTTGACTCGCGCGTTCGCCAACGTGATGTTGTCGCCGCCCGTGATGCTCGCCTTGCCTGGCAGGAGGCCCTCGATGACACTGCCGCCAGTGGCGTAGCCGCGCATCGAAACCCCATAACCGGTGAACAGGCCGCCGGTCTTACCGGTGGGGATATTGCCCATCGCACCGGCCGGACGATAACCACTGGACGAATACGTGCCGCCTGAATCATCGACGTAGCTGCCATGGATGGTGAAGTACTTGTCCGCGATCTGCGTGTTGTTCAGATTGGTGATGACGCTCATGGCCTGACCGTCATCCGCGTAGATCATGCCGGTATGCGGGTCGATGGTCCAGCCGTTCGCTTCGGCTATCTTCTTCCAATAGTCGCTGTTGTCACCCATCAGATGACCGGTCTTCGGATCGATCGTCGCTCCGTTCGCCAATGCGAGGGCGGTGTCGTACTGGCTTTTGTCCATGGTGATGACACCGGTGTGCGGATCCACTTCGACGCCGTTGACCGCCTCGATGGCGGCGAGTGCCTGTGTGTTGTCGCCGTCGATTTTGATTTCGCCGTTAGGAAGTTTCGCCACCGTCATGCCGAGGTCGGTCAGGCTGTTCTTGGCCGGTTCGGTGTGGGCGTTCACGTCGATGGCTTTGGATCCGGGGATGCTGTTGACGCTGGTGGCGAGCTGGTCGAACTTGTCCTTGGTCAGGCCGGCGGCGTTGGCTGCGGCTTCTGCGGCTTCCGGGGTCATGCCCATCGCATGTGCAGCTGCGATGTATTTCTCGCGTGCCAGGTCAAGGGTGCCGTTGACCGCTTCGAGTCCTTCGCCGTTGCGTGACTGGGCTTCCGCCGCCTTCAACGCGGATTCGGCGAGATCGTTCAACGCGCTCTGGTTGGCTCGTCCCTGTTCGGTGTTCAGGTCGAGCGTCTGCCCGTTCTTCTGCACGCTTTCGGTCGCCTTGTCGAACGAGTCATGCATGGAGATGAGCGCGTTGGAGCTGGAGAGCGCGAAACCGTAGTAGGTTCCGAGCGCGTCAATGACCTCGCCCAAGGCGGTGGCCTGCTCGTTGATGCCGTCGGTGGTCGCTCCCAAACCATCCTGAAGGATAGATTGGGCGTCAGCTGATTCCTGCGTGGCGTCCGCGTTCGCCGACTGCGCGTCGACCAATCCGGACGTGGCCAGCGTCTGCGCCAGTTTCTCCTGTGCGGCGGCCTTCGAGTTGGCCGCGTCCTCCTTGGCCGCTGCGGCTGATTTCTCGAAGATCTCCTGCTGTTCGCTCAGTACGCCGTAGGCAACGTTGGAGGTGCGGTCCCACATCTGGTTGATGCCGCCGAGCGAGTCACGGTAGCTGTCGGCCTGTTCGCGGACTCGCAGAATCGCTTCGGGCTCGCCTTGTATGGCCTTGATGTAGGTGCTGTGGGCGATGCCGATCTTGTCGAGTGCTTCTCGCACATTGTCGTAGCCGGAGGTCCAACGGCTGAATATGTCGGCCGTGTAGCGTGACGAATCGCTTTCGGAGAGCGCCTTGTTGAAGTATTCGGCGGCGCTTTGTCCGCTCTGCAACGCCTGGGTGAGTTCGTCCACTCGTTGCGTGGCGGCCTGCTGATCCTGCGCGAAAGCGAACAACGCGAGTCCTGCGGCGGTGATGGCCATGCCCCATGGTCCGCCCAGCAACGATACTATGCCGCTTCCCAGGTTTTTGAAACCGGCCATAATGCCTTGGGAACGACTGATAGTGGTGCCAAACGTGTTTATCTGAGATTCTGCACTGCCGAAAGTTGCGCCCCATGTCTGGAACGCTGACGCGATTCCGGAGCCGAGGCCTATGAGCCTTTGCCCTGGGTCGGCAATCAATCCGAGGGTTTGCGCAAGCTGGCTGCTGCTAGAGTTCAGCGGCCCCATCGCTTTGTGGACTGCGACACTGCCTCCAACCAGAGCCGCCATCAGCACTATGGACTGCTGTACGGGCGCAGGCAATGACGCGAAACCGTCAACAAGGGTGTCGAGTGTCTGCACGAGGGAGCGCAATGGTCCCTGACCTCCCTCGCCCAAAGAGATCATGAGGGATTCGAAAGAGCCGCTCAGATTCTCCAGATCGCCTTTCAGGTTGTCGTTCTTCTTGGCGGCGAGGTCCGCGGCGTAGCCGGATTGGCTGACGGCTTTCGTCCAGTCGTCGATGCCTTCCGCGCCCTGCTCGTAGAGCACGTTCGCGGCTCGCACCGCGTCGGCTCCGAAGATGGTGTTGAGCGCGGCATTGCGTTCCTGTTGACTCAGGCCGCTCAAACCGTTCTGCAATTGGCCTGCGGCACCGGCAAGGCCGATGAACTTGCCATTGGCGTCGTACACGTTGATGCCGAGCTCGTCCATGAGGGTCTGCGCCTTGTCGGTGGGGCTGGCCAGTCGTTGGAGCATGGTCTTGAGGCTGGTGCCCGCGTCACTGCCTATCATGCCGGCGTTGGCGAACGCGGCGAGCGTGCCGGTGGTCTCCTGCATGCTGACGCCCATGCTGTTGGCCACCAGACCCGCCTGATTCAATGCGAGGCCGAGGTCATGGGCGGAACCGACGGCCTTGCCTGCGCCGGCCGCCAGCGCGTCGGCCACCTGAGTGGATTCGGCGCCCGTCAGGTTGAACTGTTTGAGGGTGGTGGCCATGAGTTCGGCGGCGTCGCCTACGGCCATGCCGTCGGACGCTGCGAGGTTCAATGCGCCGCTCAAACCGCCGGAGAGAATATCCGAGGTCGATAGGCCGGCTTTGCCGAGTTCGTTGATGGCGTCGGCGGATTCGGTGGCCGAGTATATGGTGTCGGCGCCGGCATCGATGGCGGCCTGACGGAGCTGATTCATCTCATCTGCGCTGGCTCCGGTGTTGGCCTGCACCGTCGACATGCTGGCGTCGAAGTCCGCCGCCATCCTGACAGCGGCCACGCCCAGCGCGGTGGCGGCGACGCCGGCCGCCGCGATGCCGGTGGTGATGAGCTTCGATTTGCCTCCGGCGGCTTCCATGGTGGTCGCGGTCTTCTGGCTTTCGCCGGACACCTTGGCCATGCCGGCGGTGAAATTGCTGGTGTCCGCGAGCAGGCGGACAGTGATGTTGCGGTTCAGGCCACCGGCCATGGCATATCCTCCTGTCGGATCATCGTGGGTTGATGCCCACGGTCAGTGAGTCAAGTTTCGTGGCGGATTCCGCGGAATGGTCCTTGCGGTATTCTTCGAGCCCGATGCGGCGCATCAGGTCGATCTGACAGACGCCGACCTCGCTCGCGTATTTGGTGGGGGCCAGCTCGTCGTGGCATATGCTGACGGGCATACCGCAGCGCGGACACAGCGTGCGCTCGTATTCGTCGAGTGCGAGCATCCATTCGCGTTCGGTCTCATCCCATTCGGTTTCCGGCGTGTAGCCGGTGATGCGCCTATGCCCGTCCCTTTCCACCCGATACGACGGTTCCCAGCCAAGCCACCTTTTGTAGCTGATGCCGAGCTTCTGGCAGATTCGCAGTTCCCTTACCGTCTGCGGATTATCCGCGAGGCTGATTCGAGTGCGTCTTTTGGGTCGATGAGCTTCGCATTCAGGTCACGGATCGCGTACCAGATGGGGCTGATCTGGCCGTCGGACAGTTCGGTCATGACGTTGGCCAGCTCTTCCACGGGGGTTTCCGGCACGGTCTTCCTGACCATGAGTCTGACGGCGTCGGCGCAGATGTCCTCGATGTGTTGTTTCGGTACGCCGTTCTCGGTGACGGTGTTCGCCTCGAGTACCTGACGCCACTGGGAGAGCGGCAGCGCCTCCAGGGTGATGCGGACGGTGTCGTCCTTCACCTCGTCGCGCAGCCTGTCGATTTGTTCGGCGATGCGTTTGGCGGCGGCGTTGCCGCCCTCGGTCACATGCTGCGCCATGGCGCGTTCCAGGTCGGCTCCCAATGCGGCGACCTGTTCGGCCTTCTCCTGATCCAATATGAGGTCGACGTCCACGCGCTTGCGCTTCACTTCCAAAGCCATGATTATCCCTTTCTGAAAGTCTGAAAACCTTTCTGAGAGAGAGAAGAGAGAATGCCTGTGCGGGGCCAGAAAGGCTTAGAATCCCCGCACGGAAGAACTTGTCAGGCTGCGGTCAGCACGGCGGTCTCGGACTCCCAGCCGGGAGCCTGAGCGAACAGCGGGATCTGACTGCGGATCATGGTGTTCGCATCCGGGTTGATGACCTTCTTTTCGCCGCACTTCACGCTCACGACGGTGAGCTTCTGGCCGGAGGCCAATGGCGCGTCGGTGGCCATGCCGCGGCGACGCACGATATAGCCGGACGCGCCCTCGTGCATGAGGGTGACGGCCTCGTTCTGTTCCTTGTGCTCCGTGTTCGTGTTGTCGATGACCTCGATGCTGATGTCGCCGGCGCTCTTGCGGCCGGGGGCCCCGAAGTCCTGCACGGTGTTCTCGCGCTGGTCGGACACGGTGTCCTGCGACGGGTCGAAGCTCCAGCCGCCAAGCATGACGTAGTTCGAGATGTCGGTGCCGGCCTCGAGCTCGATGATGGTCGGGGCCTTGATGTTCTTGATCGCCGGCACCCAGATGGTGGTGATGTTGCCCTCGGCACTGGTGCCGGGAATCTCTGTACCCAGTTTCAGGGTCATAATGTGCTCCTTGAAGACTTTTGGTAAATGATTGGTTGACTATGGTCGGCTCCACGTGAAGCGGAACCTCAGGACGCGCACCTGGTAGCGGCGCGCGGTGTCGTCGGCGGTCAGACCGGCCGCGTACGCGCCGGAATCCTCGCACAGGGTGAGCTGGCCGACCGTGTAGCCCGGCGGCCGGGTGGGGGAGCGGTTCGCCAACGCGGGAATCAGCATGTCGTCACACCAGATGTTCACGCTGTCGGCGGTGGTGCTGACGGCGCGAACCTCCAGCAGGGCGGAGTGGGCGGTGAACCGCATCGTCTCCGCCGCCACATGACGGTCGGTGGAGACGCGCGCGATGATCCACGGCGGCATCTCCGACTCCAACGGCTCCTCCTGCCTGTACACCTTCACGCCGGACGGCATGGAGGGCAGCAGACCGAGAACCGCATTGGTCAAGTCCATGACGCTCATAATCCGATGGCTCCTATCAGCATGTCGTCGGCCGCGTCTCCCACGTATTCGTCGAGCGTGGGCAATTCCTGTTCGGCGAACTGGTAAAACCAGTGGGTTCCGCCGCCTTTCGCGGTGCCGAAGAACGCGATGTTGGCCAAGTCGGAAGCTCCGCCGTCGCGGGGGCTCACATCCGCATAAATGGTGGTGCCGGTGCTGCCCATTTCGTAGCCGATGCCGATACGGCTGATCGCGTAGTTCGATGATGTCTGCAGGTCGGAGATGACGCCTTCCTTGACGTTTTGCGCGCCCTTCTTCACCGCCTGCGCGACCTTGACCGAAGCCATGGCGTGCGCGGAGGCGACCCTGCGGCCGAACGCGGTCAGCTCCGAAGCGTCTATGGTGATGTCACTCATTGCTGTTGCCCACCTCCTTCACGTTCCACCGGCATGCGGTGGAGTGTGTCTTCTCGGACTGCATGTTCAACAACCGGAGTTTCCTGCCCTTGAGATTCGGGTCGGCGGCTTCGGTTATCTCGCACACGTCGCCCGGCAATAAACCCGTGGTGCCGTAGGGGAAATGCACGTACATGCTCCACACGGGGGTGACGGCACCCAACGCTTCGACGATGCCGCCCTCCGTGTTCTCGGCGGCCAGACCGCCCGAGGTCTGCACCTTGCACTTGCCCTCATACACGGTGTTCGCGGCCGGTTCCACCAGTCCCGTTTCGGGGTCGGTGACCGGTTTGCCCATATGGGTGACGCGGCATTGGTCGGTCATCAATGATTCGGCGAGCTGTCGGCCTCGGTTGAGGATGTGCTGCACGTTCATCGGAACACCCCTATGGCGATGCCTCGCATGCCGAACCTGTTGCGGAGGGCTCGTTTCGTGCCCTCGGGCAGTTCGAGTGCGTCGATGATCTCGGAGTCTCCCTGACGGTAGCCGATCTGCACGTCGTCGATTCGTGCGTATGATTCGTCGCGGTGAGCGCCGGGGCCGCCGTTCGACTGCTGGACGAGTCCGGCTGCGACCATGCTGCACACGAGGCGCACGATGTCCGGGGGAACCGGGTCATAGCCGGCGAGCATGGTGACGGTGACGGAACAGGGGACCATGTTCGGCAGGCTCCACAGGCTTTCCCTGTACAGCGCGTTGCCGAGCAGCTTCCAATCCCCGGTCTCCTCGCCGTCCATGAGCACGCGGCTCACGGAAATCACGGGGCGCATGGGCAGGTCGAGCCTGCGTGAGGTTTCGCCGGGGATGGTCACCGTGTATTCGCCGCGTGTGATGGGGCACCCTGCGGCGTCGCGCACCGCTGCGGAAACCGATTCGAGCAGCTTGCCCGCGAGCTTTTCGTCCGCGTATTCGATGCCGTATGAATCAAGGTCCTTGATCGTTGCCAGCGTGTCCATGAGTCACCCCCTATGCGGTTATTCGGCTTCGCCCAAGTAGGGCATGGCCTCATAGCTGCCGGCCATCACTTGCCCACCTTGAAGTGTACGGTGGCCAGCGCTTCGGGGCGCACGACCTTCGCGCCGTACAGGTGCAGGCCCTTGACGATGTCGTCGAAGCCCTTCTCCTTGCGGGTGGCCTCGACCTTGGCGATCTGCTCCGCGAACGTGGTGGCCGCGTTGGTGCCGGCGATGATGACGTTGCCCTCATCGGTCTGAGCCGAGGCAGAGCCGCCCTTGGCTGCGGGAGCGTTGTTGGACTTGAGGATGGTCATGCCCGCGGCCTCACCGACCACGCCGTTGAGCAGCGTGGAATGAGCGGACTCGGCGCCAGCGACGAAACGGCTGTCCTTGCGCAGCAGACCGTAGAAGTCCGGGTTGACGATGACCCAACGGCCCGCGTCTGGCACGTTCTGCTTATCCAATGCGGTGGCCAGATCCACGATGGTGTCGTACGCCTTGGTGGCGGTGGCGCCGGAAATCGGGTCGAGCTTGCTCTTCGCGCCTGCTGCCATCAGGCCGGCCAGGTACTGGTCGGTCAGGTCGCGCAGCTTGTAGGCGGCGTCCTGGGAGTATGCGGCGGTCAGGTTGTTCATGGCCTGGCGCTTATCCACGTCGTCGATTTCGAACGCGAAGTACTTGCTCTGGTTGATGACGAGTTCGCCGGCGTCCTTGTCTGTGGCCGGTTCGATGGTGATGTCGGTGTGGGCCGTGTAGTCGCCGACGGTGATGTGCGCGATGCCGGTGATGTGCACGGTGTCGCCGTAGTTGGCGATGTCGCCCTCGTAGTCGCGGTTCACGACGGAACCGTAGACGAGGTTCTTCTGGAGTTCCAGCAGGATGTTGGCGCTCCACAGTTCGGGGATGAAATTGGTGATGGCCATTTAAGGCCTCCTTCCGTTTAGTTGGCTCCGAGCAGGTCCTTCAGTCGTCCGTCCTGTTGGGCTTTGACGATTTCTGCGGGGCTCATGGTTTTCAGGTCGTCTCGGGTGAGCTGACCCTGATGGCGGTCGCCGTCCCGTGTTCCGCTGGGCGGCGTGATGTTCGCACCCGAGGGTGCTTGCTCGGCTTTCCCGAGATAAGGTTTCTGTTCCAGCAGTTCGCCGATGGAGTCGGCGATGGCCTGCGTGTCCACGCCGCCGTCAGCCGTGACGGTGAATTTGGACAGGTCGAGGTAGCGCAGGGCGTCGGCCGGGTCGGTGAGCTTGCCGCTGGCTGCGGCGCGGACTTCGGCCTTGAGGATGCGCTGGTTGGCGGCGGCAAGGGCCTCGTCCTTGACGGCCTGCTCCTTCCGGGCGGCCTCGTATTCGGCCTCCTTGCCCTGCAGGGCGGCGATCTGTTTTTCGAGTTCGTCTACCTTGTCGGCCTTGGCGTAGGCTTCGTTCAGTTTCTTTTCGAGGTCGCGGTTGACTTTCCGCTGGCCCTCGAACTTCGACTGCCAATCCTCGCCGCCGGTGTTCTCCGGCTTCTTGGCCTCGTTGTCGTCCGAATTCTGGTTCTGGTTTGCGGGATCCATGTTCTTCCTTTCGATTCGCTGGATCATTGCTGGAAAATCTGGCCGCCGGAGGTGACCCATCGGCGGTATTCGCGTTCGCACTGGGCCGCGATTTCGGGGGTGAGGGGCATGCGGCCATCGTTGGGGTTGCGTCCCTCCAATACGGCCTCGTAGCGGAGCTTCGCGGTCTGAACGCGCTTCTCGGCGGCGGTCAACAGTTCGACGCGCCCCTGCCGGTACATGTTGTCGTGCAGCCACATGCTTTTGCGGATCTCGGGCACCTTGCCGCGCCAGTCGTTGTCCACGAAATATCCGTTGGCCTTCAACGCGGCTATGGTCTTCTCCCGGTCGCCTCCGGTCAGCGAGTAGATGCCGTCGATGGACAGGCGGCGTTTCATCCTCCGTCCGGACTGTTGCGCGTATTGCATGCTGGCCCACCCGTATCGTGTGGTGCCCTCGCTGGTGGTCAACGCCGTATAGCCTTTGCCCACCCTTTGCATGCCGCGTTTCGAGTTGACGACCTGGTAGATGTCGGCCCCGTCGCGGATGGCCTGCGCGTAATTCGCGCCGAAGCGCTTGTCCTGCTCCTCACGGGAGAGACTTTTGAAACCCTCCATAGGGTCGCTGATCCATCCCTGCTGTTTGGCCATGCCCTGGCTGCAGGGCACGTGGCGGCCGTGGCAGTGCGGGTGGCGCAGGAACCCCTCGTTGAATCGGAACCACTTGCCGGCCAATATCATGCACCTGTCGCAGCAGGTGGCGGATTCGACGCGGATGTAGCCGACCTTGGGACGGCTGGTGATGTCCAGTGACTCCGCCTGGCGGGCGGTGTCCATGACGGCCAGAGAGGTGAGCATTACCAGCAGGTTGCGTCCGTATTCCAACGCCTCCAACGGGGAGCTGCCGGTGCGTATCGCGTGCAGGGCGGCGAACACGGGGGATTGGAAGTAGGAGGCGATGTCGAGGCCGGACGGAGCCCAACCGGCGAATGCGTTCGGGTTGGCCAAGGCGTGTGGCGTGATGTAGACGCCCTGTTCGGCGAGCATCATGCCGCTCGCGTCGATGGCCGTTTCGGCGGACTTGGTTTGGATCGTGGAGAACAGGGTGAGGAAGTCGCGGCTTATCGACTTCCACGACGCCTGGATGTTATTGGCGTCGACCCTGTTCCATGTTCTGCGAGCGGCCCTGTCCGCCGTCAGCTCCAAGGTCGCCAGCCGTTTCTGACTGTAGGCCAGCACCTGAGATTCGACCGCCATCAGCGCCTCCGATCTGCAGGGCACGGTTCAACGATTCGAGTTCGGGGTCGGCCATCTCGTCGGCGCGCATGCGCATGATGCGCTGCACCTCGTCCGAGCTTTGGCCCATCTGCTCCGCGACCCATTGGATCGGGAAGCCGAGCTGCTTGTATTTGAGCATCGCGTCCGCCATCAGGGTTTCGCTGCGATACTGCGGGGTCGCGAACTGCACCTTGGAGTCGGCGATGATGTCCGCCTCGGCCACGTCGTTCTCGTAGCGCATGGCGATGCTGCAGATGTCGCGGATGGGGGATTTCAGGAAGCTGATGCGTTCGATGGTCTTGGATACGAGGCCGGCTTCGGCGACCTCGTAGCCGGTGGCCGGAACCTCCGCGTTCGTCAGCAGGTAATGGCCGGGGGTGCGTGTTTCGGCGGCGATATGCTCCACCGCTTTTTCGATGACCGGGATGAACACGTTCAGGTTCGAGCTTGACCATTCGCCCAGGTTCACGTTGTCGCCGGTGAACTGGTAGATGCGCTCCAGCACCTGCTTGTCGAGTTCGATGGGCTTCTCGCCGACCTGCTGTCCCTCCTCGTTGTAGACGGGCTCGACGAGCGGGTCTCCGCCGAGGATCACACGAGCGGGCAGCGACGCATAATCGAGAGCGTTGAGCAGGTATGCCCATACGACGTTGACCGTGTCCTGCATCGATTCGACGTGCGCGATGTCGCTGATCGGCGCATTGTCCAATAGCATCTGGTTGCGGAACTCGCGCAGGGGGATCGTGTCCAGACCGGTGGGCTGAGGGTCATTCATCTTCCAGCCGTACACGTCGGGCGGCACGCGCTGGTCGGTCAGATCGAGCATCTTCTTGCGTTCCATGCTGACCGTCCAGCCGGGCAGCATGAGGGTGCCGTACTCCTTGTCGTCGCCCTGCTGGATGAGGAACCCGGCTGACGGCTGGCCGGTGCGCGCATCGTAGATGACTGCGGCGCTGTCCGGGTGCTCGAACGTGATGCGGGCCCTGCCGTCGACCTGCGTGACCAAAGCGAACGCGCGGCCCGTGGTGGTCATCATCAGCGCGGCTTCCTGAAGTCCGCGTTCGAAGTCGTTGCGGTCGAGGCATTTCATGATGCCGGTGCCGAGCTTCACGTCATCATAAGGGACGAAGCCCTTGAACTTGATGCGTTCCACTGGGGCCTGCGCCACGGGGAGGCACCAGTTGTCGGAGAAGTCGGAGAACCGGTCGCTCATGTAGCGCTTGAATTCCTTGGACGCGAACTTGAGCTTGCCGCGTTTGCCCAAGACGTAATCGGTGTGGGTGCCGATGCTGGGTCGACGGAACTGGATCTTATCGGCCAGTCGGTTCGCCAATGAGGACAGTTCCTGCTGGCTGTAGTCCATCAGTACCTCCTTCTGGTCGATGATCCGGTAAGCATGTAATTGTGTTTGCGAGCGCCCCAGCCGGCGGCCCGTGCGTCGCATGCGGCTTCGTGGGCGAGCACGCTGGTCACGGCGGCGTCTATTTTCCTGTTCTGTTGGGGTTTCGCCAGCCCGTAGCGTTCCAGGGTCTTGGCGACCTTTCGCGCGTTCATCATGTGGGTGCGGGTGATGGGGCAGCCGTCCTGCGTGATGCGATGTGTGGTCAGGTCGGCTTCGAATCGGCGCAATGCCTCGTAGACGGCTCCGATGCGGGAGCTGCCCGACATGCTCCACGGTAGGAATTTCTTCGGCCCGTAGGCCCTGTCCCATGCCTCTATCTCCGATTCCCATGACAGTTCGTCGCGGAAGCCGGGGTCGCAGTAGGCGCGTTCGATTTTGTAGCGGTCGTTGAGTTCCGCCCATGCTGCGGATACCTCGGCGCGGGGGATGCGCCCGCCCCACTGCTTCGGGTTCCAGATGGTCGCACGCCGGTCGGGCCCGTATCGGGGAGTGAATATCAGCCCGTCGAGGGTCTCCATCTTGATGCATGTCCAGTCGTCGTTCTCCGAACCGTCGAAGCCCGCGCATACGCGCGTGCCTTTTGGCGGGTTCGGCAACCAGAGTTCATGCGCCGGCATAGCAGCTCTCCCACAGTCCGTCTTCGAGCCATGCGCCGCCGCCCTGCACCAGACGGTTCCCGAAGAACCGTTCCGCCTGGGTCGGGTCGGTCTTCATCAGCGCCTTGGCTTCCGATTCGATGGAGTTCAGGTCGACCCACGGGGAGCCGCGATACACGTATTCGAGCATCTTCAAGCGTTCGGATTTCAGATTGAAGTCCAACGGCCGGCCGTCGCGGTGACGCAATGATTTCGCGAGATCGGGGTTCCGGTAGAACACGAACACGTCGTCCTCGGCGTTCTCGAACACCTGCTGCGCGTAACTGTCCTCGCCCGGATCCCATGCGTTCGTCCACGCATGTGTGCGGCCGCCCATGCCGGCGGCTCCTCGGCGCTGCGTGGTGGCGACCGCTATCATGCCGTTCGATTTCGTGTACAGGCCGGCCTCGTCCTGTTCGGCGTCCGTGATCGGATTGCCCAGACGGGATTTCGCCGAGGCGGTGACCACGTCGATGCGATCCAAGTCCAAGGCGTCGGCCTCGCCTTCGCGCCCCGGCTGCAATATGCGGATGAAGGTGTCCCTCACGCGCATGAGCTCCTTGAGCGGGCCCAGCAGGATCGTCGCCACGAGAGGACGGTAGATGTTGCGTACCTGTTCCTCGGAGTTGGCGGTCAGCTGGATGAGCGGCGACGGATGCCGACGGCCTTTCGGCTCGCCCGGATTGTACGGCCACTCCCAGCCGCACGGGCAGCCGTTGTCGGCGCACCGGTACACGTCGCCTTCCTGTGCCCAGCCATCGAAGATGGTGGGCCCGCAGCCCTCGGCGGCGGTGAAGAACGCCGTGCATGGCCCCTTGCCCCATTTCTGCGGTCCGACGGTCAACGTCATTCGATAGGTCGAACGCCTGATTGAGCACCATCGGATTGTCGACGGTGACTTCCTCGGGCGGCACATATGGGGCGTCCTCGCGGATGCGCCAACGGTTCGCCGCCAGCCAGTACTGCCAGTCGGACAGCACCACCGGACGGCCTCGCAACGGGCCGTCAGGCTGCCGGCAGTGACGTTCGATCCACGCGCACACCAGATGCCCCAACGTGGGGAAGTCGATGAGCCATGAATCCTCGTCAGCCATTGCCGCTCATCCGACGCTGGTACACATGCTTCGTCTCGTCCATGGGAGAGCGTTCGGCGGCTGATTCCTGGTTCAGCTCCTTGGCCCTGCGGCGCGTGAACTCCGAATCGACTGGCTTCCGCTCGGCCTCCGCTTCGATTTTCCAGCCTAATGCCTGCAATCCGGCGGCGCTCATGCCGACGCGGTCGGAGATGCGCAGCAGCACGGTCAACGCCGTGGGTGCCGGCGCGATCTCGCATGCGGTGGAAAGCCGCGCGTACAACGCCAGTTCGTGAATCATCCACTTGAACTGGGGCAGATGCCAGGCGCGTGCCTGAGGCAGCTTCCACAGCCACTTCCACTTCTCCGCCTCAAGTTTGCGGACGCGCTCGTCATCGGCGGGCTCCAAGGGCCATTCCGGCGGCTTCATCCGGCACTCGGTGTTCGGCAGGCTCTGCAATGTGTATCCAAGTCTGCGGCTCTTCTCGCTGTTCGGGTCCTTGGCCGGCCCGGAGCGTACTCGTTTGCCTCCACTTGGCATGATGTTCACCTCTCGTCATGGCCTTGCGCCCTAGCGACAGATCGACGAGACCGCCCTCGCGGCGGCCCGCCAGCGATGTTTGAACCCTGCGCACCCGACAGACAGCTCACCGGCGGTCCAAGCGGGGTGGTCGTCACCCCACCCCCCCCCTGGGGTGTTGCCGGCTGTTTTTGTCGTGATGCACAGTGTTCCTGTTTATTGTCTGGTGTTGAAGCCTGCTGGTCTTGTTTTGCCGGTTTTTACATCGTGGCATTGTTTGCATAGGCCTCGTCCGAACTTCGGGTCGTTGGGGTTGAGTCGCATGTCGATGAGTTCGGTTCTTTCGTATGGGTAATGGTCTGCGATTGTGCTTGGATTGCCGCAGAGTCCGTGGTGTTTGCCGCAGCCTCCGCGTCCGGAGTCGCCGGGGCATGTGCAGTATGGGTCTCGTGCGAGCACTTGCCTGCGGAATGATTGGTGCCCCTTGGTGCCGTAGGGGTTATGGCCTCGGGTACGGGCGCGGTCCCGCTGGGCCCGAGCGCAGGCGTCGCATTTGCGTGCCGGCGTCTCGATGAGGTTCGGGCATCCGGGTGTCGAGCAGACTCGCCAGCTCATGTATGCCTCGCAGTCATTGTGTCCGTTGGCGTGTCTTGGTGTCCCCGGCTTGCATATCTATAGTTATTGTGTTACTATAGATATGTCAGCAGAAAGGAGGTCCGATGAATCCAAAGGATTGGTTCGATGTCATCAACGGCATCATCGCCAACGTCCTCGCCGCGATAGCCATAATCATCGCAATCAGACGAAGACCGAAGCACAAGAAGTAAAACAGGTTCCGGCTAACCCTACTAGCCGGAACCTCCCCGCCAATCCTATCTCATCGGAAACACATCATGAGAACATCACTGATTTTCGGAATCGTGGCCCTGACGTTCGGAGCCATGGCCTTGGGCGGCGCGCTATCCGACAGCCCGATAGTATCTGGCGGCTTCGGTCTCGCGGCCGGAATCATGGGCCTTGCGGCCGGAATCATCAACGGCAAGGAAGGCAACAATGACGACTGAATACCTCGGCGTCAAACAGGTCGCCGAACGCCTCGGCATCACCAGCGGCGGCCTGCTCAACCTCAAACTCCCCGAACCCGACGCGACCATAGGCCGCACTCGGGGCTGGTTGCCTGAGACCATCGATGAATGGAACGCTCAACGTCCGGGACGTGGTGTCGGCGGAGGAAGGCCACGCAAAAACAAAGCATAGATACGCGAAAACCCAGCCACATGAGCTGGGTTTTTCGACACTAATCCACTGACATTATGCGGTCACAGTTAGCTCTTTGTCAAGTCCGCCACTGATGACGAGCCGGTAGACGCTGCTGTATGAAATGCCTTGGGGCGTGACATCAAGCTTGCCTCGGGATTTCCACACGGTGAGCGTATGCCTTTTGACGGTGATTCCCGCGTCCGTGAACACCTTGGCTATCTCAGCCGCAGACCCGCGCCTGGAATCATCCCAACACAACGTCTTGAGCCTACGCAGTTTAACCGTCTGCGCTCGCTGTTCCCTCCCGCAGACCGGGCATGTCACCCACTGGTCTGCTGCCCCAGCGGTGAGCATGGTCTCGCATAGTTCGCAGGTGCCGATTTCGCGGCGTTGCTCCGGCGGGTCCAGCGCAGCATCGACTTTGCGTGCGATGCCGTCAACGACGTGCATGTAGAAGCCCGCGTCCGCGAACGTGGCGAGCCTGGGGTGGCCTGCGCATGCGATGAGCGTGGCCTTCAGATCCTCGTTGCGTTTGTCTTTGCGCCAGTCCAAGGCGTCGATGCCGTCGAGGCAACGCCATAGTTCACGGGCCGTGGCGTCGAGCATGTCGATCAGGTCGAGCACGTCGAGCCTGATTGGAGTCGGGGGAGTGGCGGTCTGGATTCGCGTGGGCGAATGCCCGCCCGGATGCAGGGTCGCGTCCAACGAGTCATGCAACGGCGTGACGTCGCGCGCCAGTCGCAGGAGCGTGCCGGCGAAACGCAGTTCGCACGTCTCGCACAGTGAATATCCCCCTTCGGTTATCGTTTTGCAGTTCTGGCAGTTCACGTTGGCCCCTTCCGGCTGGTCGGCTAGAATAATGTTTGCTTCTCATCGCCCTGGCCGACCATGGTTGGGGCTTTCTCGTATTTGAGCCGACTGTATGGCATGTTCCATATGCGTTTGAATTCGGCTATCTCCTGCTTCGACAGTTTCGGCCCGCCCCATGGCTTGCCTGGCGGGCGTTCCCGTTTCGGCGGTTTGAACGGTTTGACGCTTATCCGGGCGAGATGACACATGTGCATGGCCAGATACTGGCCGTCCGGTCTGATGCCTGCATCTCCGCAGGTGCTACGGAGCAGCGGGTGGCCGACGGAGGGAAGCCACGTGACGCGGGTCAACGGCCGGCCGAGGATTATCGCCACGGTCAGGTCGTCACCCGCCACACACCCGTAATCCCACGACTCCCACACGGTTTCCCGATCCTCGATGACGTACAGGCCGCACCCCTCGCAGACGGTGACAACGAGGGGACTCGTTTTCGGGATGAACGCGCGAAGCCATGCTGGTTTGCGTTCACGGGCGCGTGGCCTGCTCACTCCTCCATTGCCTTTCTTCTTGCCGCGTCGAACGCGATTCTGATGATGTTCTCCAACCACGCGCCGGGGAGCGTGATGAACTTTCGGGTTTCGGCCATGGCGGCGGCAATCTCCTCTTCGGTGATTCCGCGTGACGCTCCGGCCTTGTATCCTCGTCCCCACGCCCACTGCAGGCCACTGTCGATGTACGACGGGTCACGCTGCTTCTGCGCCTCGATTTCACTGCTGATGATGCTCATTCGTTTCCTCCGTTTCGTTGTTGATTGCCGTTTCGATTCGTATGCACAGGTCGAGCGCCTCCTGCCATCCGGCCTGGTAGCCGATGACGAATGCCTCGGCCGGGCTGTCATTGCCGAGTCCTGCGTCGGCGAGCGCGTTGAGGGCCTGTTGGACGAGATCAATCGGTTCGGCCATGATTCGCCTTCCTGTGCTTATGTTCCTGTTTCCATACGGAGTGGTGCGAAAGGAACATTCCGAGAGTGCCAACCGGCTCCCAGAATTCGGTTCGTGGGTCGTAGCATCACCATTGGCTGCAGATTGGGCAACGGTAGTAGCAGCCGGGGCCGTGCGGGTCGCATCCTGCAAACGCAAGCAGCGGCACGCACATGGATATGGCAATGACCATATTTCCGAAGAACAGTTTGGGGTGTTTCATGGGTTATTCCTTTCCGAGTTGTCGTGTGATTGATTTCCAGATGGTCGCCAGTTCGTTGTCCTTCAAACCGCTGGCATGGCCGCGCTCGTACAGGTCGGCTTCGATTTGACGCAGGTTGTCGGGATGGTTGGCGGCCCGCCCGTAGGCCCAGTCGTGCAGCGTCTGGTTGCGCTGCCCCTCGGGCACTGGGGTCATGTCGGGGCGTGGTTCGCGGCGCGGCTGTTTATCGTCGTCGTCCATGACCTGGGCGAGGCTGAGCCGGATAGGCTCACGCGAAGCCGCGGGCAATTGCGAGCGTTGAGTCGAAGGCCGGAGTTGTTTGGGTTCGGTTCCTTCGATGCCGCCAATGGATTCGAGCCACCGACAGAACTCACGACTGGCCTCGGGTATGCCATCGTCTCCGGGAAGGTCGCATACGCGGTAGTCGCCCTCGTTCACGGTGCTTCCCGCTCCGATGACGTATCCCTTGCGTTCCACGCGTAAGTCCACGGGAATGCCGTCGGGGTATTCGCTGGTCTTCAGGTGGACGGCGTTCTTCACCTTGCCGCGCAATGCCTCGGGCAGTCGGTAGTAGGCGTGCAGTCCTCCGGAGGGGGTGCGCACGAGATAGGTCGAGGGGAACGCCGGGGTGCCGTACCGGCCCACCTGCCGGTTGAGCACGGTCCACCCGTCGTCGCCACTGGTTTTGCTCATGTCCATGTCGATGACCATGAATCCCGGCGCGGGAACCACCGCATACGCCTCCACGTTGGCGGGCACCTGACTGGTGTCCACATTGGGGTCGAGCGCGAGCTTCTTCCAGTTGAACGCGCTCTTGTCGGGATTGGCCGGCACATAGTCGCACTCGAAACCGAACAATGAGGGCGGCAACTGCGAGTCAAGCTCCAACGGCAACGGAGGCTCGGGGGTTACCGGCGAGCCATCGTCAACTTCCTCAGCCTTGACGGCATGACGGTACACGTCGAACCGTGACTCGTCCTGGACGCGAACAACACGCTTCTGACCACCCCACACTTTCGTGATGCCATTTGCCAGGCCAAGCAATGACATGACGTCGCCCGGTATCGGCTTATGGAATTCGTTACGGTAGGCGTCGCGCGAGGCGACGAGCTGCCCGCACTTTTCCTCGTTGGTCAGAATCTCGGTGATAAGCCAATACATCTCGTCGCTGATGGCACGCGCCGGGCTGAGATTCACCATCTCCGGTTCGTCACCCTGCTCCCACAGGCGGCACGACGCCGCATAGAGCGCCGCAGGATGCTCGCGGATAAACAGCTCGATGGCATGATACTGCTCGTATGAGCGTCCCTCGGACGGGTGCATCTCCACCTTGATGAACCTGCGTTTGTCCGATGGTTCGCTGGAATCGGCGAACGGCATGTTGGTCAGAATCACGATGGTCGCCGTCGGCGTCATCGAATAATACTTGCCTCCCACCACGCGGGCGCTCATCGTCGCCCCGGTGGACAGCGCGCGCAGCAGGGGAAGCATACGCTCGGTCACTTCGCCGGCCTCGTCGTCATAGGCGAACGCCATGCCAGCCATCATGTCGTTCATCGACTCACGATTCAGCGAGAACCCGCTGTCGCAATAACCGGTGGTCTTGAACGCCGGGAACGACTTGCGATCACCCAGCACGCGCTGCACCGCGTTCGACAGCAGCAACGTCTTTCCATCGCCACCATGACCCGACAAAACAAAACTCAACTGCTTGTACGGTTCGAGCCACGGGGTGGCGAACATGCGCAGCAGGTTCGCGCACGACTTACCGTCAACGGTCAGCCATTCGCAGATTCGTTTGGCTTGCTCCACCACTTGGTTGCCCATGTTCCGCTGATCGAACGTCTGGGTCACAGCCATATCGGTGTCGCCCCGAATACAGACCACATGCCCATCCTTGCGATACCACACGCACGGGTCGATGCGCACTCCGCGTTCAACCTGACGGAACCATTGTGCTCGCTTAGCTTCGCGCATGATGGTGCTGCTCACCGCATAGTTGCGGTTCCGGTCGTTGCTGCGCTCGCCGATGTGGTATTCGTCCTCGATGCTTTTGACCGGGTGCCAGCTATTGAGCAGGCGGCGTTCTCCCGGATGGTCTTCGATGTCCGGGTCTCTGCGCCAGAGTCGCTGCTGTGACGGGCAGTAGCGCAGATGGCCTTCCCGGAGTTCCCAAATGGCTTTCTGGTATCCGGCGTGCATGACCAAGGTTTTGCCGCGTTTGCCGTTGTCATCACCGTCGGTGATCAGTTGGAGCGATTGCCCGGTGATGGTCATCACGCGGTCGAAATCGTTCGGTGGCGTGAAGGAGAGTTCGAGCAGTTTGAAGCAGCCGGCGTATTTCGCCGGCAGATCCTCAGCCGGGATAGGCCTGTAATCATCGTATTGGCCGGCCATATTTTCCTTCCTTGGATAGCCGGCCCTAACTGTTACGCATTACGCCCTATAAACAAAAACACACAATATATAGATATATAGGAGAAAACATATTTATTACATGTTTTTTGTAACTGTGTAACTTGTAACGGTTAAGGCCTTGGAATTGTTGGTTTTTGACGGTTACGTTGGCGTGTAACCACTGCGTAACAAGTTACGTAACCGGTTACGTACGGTTACGTAACCGCCCGTGGTTTATCCGCCATGCGGTTACGCCTGTTACGTTGCGGTTACGTTCGAACCAGTCAGAACTTCGGTTCCGGCTGTTGGCCGCCCTGCTGCGACGATTGCCCGACGGCAAGCACCTGTTCCAGGGTGAGGCCCATCATGCCCGCGATGTCCTGGGGGGTCTTGCCGATGGCCTTCAGCTGGAGGATCTGCGTCGTCTGCTGCGCAGTCACAGGCTGCGAGGCCGCCTGTGCAGGCTGCTGCGGCGCTGGGGCATAGCTCTGTGTGGTCTGTGGCATGGCGTTGGGCTGCTGGCCGGCGTATGGGTCGGACATCGCCTGTTCCAGACCGGCCTTGTTCGGGTTGCCGGGGGTGATCTGGAAGCTGTAGATCTTCGCGTCGGCGAAGCCTCGCGTCTGGCTTGGCTTGGTCTCGCTGAACGTGATGCGGATGGTGTCGCCGACGCGCGGGAAGTTGCCCACGCCGGCCTGCTGGCTCGCCGCACGAAGATTCGGAATCGAATAGCCCTTGCAGTAGAAGACACGAACTCCGTCGTCGTAGTTGCGCTCCGGGTCGCGCAGACCGGTCTTCAGGTGGATGACGACCTGCGGCTTTGGATTGCCGTTCGAATAGAACAATGGGGCTCCGGTCTGGAAGTCGGTCTGCTGCTGCGCCTCGATTCCGGTGATCTCGCCCTGATGGCTGGTGCCCACCGGGTCGTTCTTGTCGAACAGGCCTGGCGAACCGCCCTGCATCACCGAATCAAGGCTCATCTCCACGGGCGACGCTGCCTGCTGCGGCTGCTGGAAGCCGTTCTGCTGCTGGTATTGGTTCTGGTTTCCGTACATGGTTTCTCATCCTTCGTATGTTGGTTGGAGCAGTTGTTTGAGCGTTTCCCATTTGGCAGGTACGTCCGGGTACATTGAGGCGTTCAACTCCGAGAGTTCGCCCAGTTGGTCGTCTGGCCAGCTGCCGCATTGGAAGCAATGCGATGGCGACGTGGGCAGCGAATGAATCCATGCGTCGCGCACTTCCGGCCCGTCGGCGAGTTCGATGCAGTCCATCAAATTGATGAGCAGTTGGGCGCGGCTCATGGCCCACCGGCCGGGCTTCGGGTCGAACGGGACCTCCCACGCATAGGCGTCGTCGAGACTGGTTTTGTTCCTGGGCAGCATGAAGATGCAGTTGCGCTCGCATTTCTCGCCCGCGTTCTCCAGGCCGATGCCGTAGAGGCTGGCTTGCACGCGGTATTGCTGGCTTGGACCGTTGGCCTTCGCCGCTCTCATGGTGGTGTCGCCGGTGATCTTCCAATCCACCGTGCTGCGCGTTTTACGGTCGTGCAGGTCGATGCTGCCGTGCAGTTCGGTGCCGCCGTACAGGCCGGACAGGCTACCGACCTTGACGCGCATCTCGGCTTGGAACCGCTTCAGTCGCCTCATGTCGTCGAGGTGTCCCTCGATGAGGTTTTCCGCGTTTATCACGTCGGAGATGGTCTGCTGGTCGGCGTTGAACCATTCCTCGAACCGCGCGTGCACGCAGGTGCCGATGAACGACAGCCATGACGTTTTACGCGATTGGGGCCATCCGGCGAGCTTGGCGGCTAGGCAGTGCAGGCAGTCGGAGCCCAATTCGGACGGGCCTATCTCCGCCTGTTTCTCTCTCGGCTGGTCGCGGATGCCGGTTTCGATCATCATGCGGATCTCCGGCCACAGGCGCGGCTCCTCATGGGTGTCCACGCTTGTGGCCGGCGGTTCCGGCGGTTCCGGCGGTTCGGCGAATGAAACGCCGGCCTGCGTCATGGGCGGCACGTCGACGGGTATCGCGTCACCCTGCTGTTGGGCTTGTGCGACGGCGAGGATAGCCTCATTCATGCCGTTCATGGGTTTTCACCTCCTTGAGAAAGTCGTTGATGGTTTTCTTGACGTCGGCCAATGCGGTCTTGTTGAGGCCTTTGACTGCAACCGCTTCGCTGGCGTTGTCGAAGCGCAGCGTGTAGGTCCCGTCATCCGCCGTCGTGATGGTTGGCGGCGTATGCCCGCAGAGCATCGAATGCACGGGGAAGCCGGTCTTGCCTTGCGTCTCCAGTTCGCGTATGGCCTTGTGGATGCGTCTGGCGACGGTGAGGCCCAGCTCGTCGAGCCGTTCGGAGCGGATGACGTACAGGTCGTCGGTCAGCTCGTTGCCGTCCTCGTCGTGCAGGTCGTAGTCGGCGATAACGCTTTCCACGATCTGGGCGATGCCCAGGCTGGACAGTTCCGCGCTCATGAGACCACCACCATAGGCTTGCCGCTCATCGCGTAATCGGCCACCGCGTCCGCCGAC